CTTGCGTGTAGTTGGTTTGGTGCCTGATACAGCTTATGCTGTTTCTGCAACAGGTTCTTCAAGTTCAACAACCATCACTTTGACTGGCTCTGGCTTGCCCTCCGCCATTCTCCAAGGTGCTGACGTTGCTTACTTAGCTCCTAACGGTCAATTGATTGAGACTGGATCTTTTGTGACTTCAGCTTACGCTGCTGGTACAACTTCCATCGCAATTAACGTGGCTATTGCAGTCCCTGGTGGTATCACTGCTATTCCTAGCGGTTCTACTATTGTGTTCACTAATTATCCTGAAGTTTTGGTTAAATTTAACCAAGGCACACACGGATACTATTATCCAGTTTCAGTATAAGGAGTAACATAAATGGCTATTTCACGCGCACAACTATTGAAAGAACTGCTCCCAGGCTTGAACGCATTGTTCGGTTTGGAATATGCACGTTACGGCGAAGAGCACAAAGAGATCTACGAAACAGAGACCTCAGAGCGTTCCTTCGAAGAAGAGACAAAATTGTCTGGTTTCTCAGCAGCACCTGTTAAAAACGAGGGTTCAGCCATCGCTTATGACAATGCTCAAGAAGCATGGACAACTCGCTATAACCACGAAACCATCGCCCTTGGTTTCTCGATCACTGAAGAAGCGATCGAAGATAACTTGTATGACTCTTTGTCTGCACGTTATACCAAAGGCTTGGCTCGCGCTATGGCATACACCAAGCAAGTTAAAGCTGCTGCCGTTCTAAACAACGGTTTCAACGCAGCCTACACTGGCGGTGACGGACAGTCTTTGTTCTCTATAGCGCACCCCTTGGTGAATGGTGGTACCAACGCCAACACTCCTTCTACCCCTGCTGATTTGAACGAGACTTCTCTTGAGAACGCCGTTATTCAGATCGCCGCATGGACAGATGAGCGTGGCCTCTTGATCGCTGCTAAACCTAAGAAGTTGGTTGTTCCTCCTGCACTCATGTTTGTTGCAACTCGTTTGCTCGACACTGAATTGCGAGTTGGTACAAACAACAACGACATCAATGCAATTAAAAACAATGGTGCCGTTCCTGAAGGTTATACAGTTAACCATTTCTTGACCACACCTAATGCTTGGTTCTTGACCACAGACGTGCCAAACGGACTTAAACACTTCGTTCGTACACCTCTGCAAAACAGCATGGATGGTGATTTCGACACTGGTAACGTACGTTACAAGTCTCGTGAGCGTTACAGCTTCGGCTGGTCAGATCCATTGGGAATCTACGGTTCCTATTGATCGAAGAGGGGCCCCCAAAAGGGGCCCTTTTTTATTGTTGACAACATTAAAAAATAGTGTATATTGTGAGTGTCTGGGATTTTTCTCCTCTTGTTGTGACTGGCCCAGCAGACGATGCAACGAATAGCAAGAGGCTTTTGCATAAGGAATTATCATGGCACGTTCCACGTTCTCCGGCCCAGTTTTGTCGGGTCAAAATCGTTTTGGTCCTTTGCGCGACATTGGTTACACAGTGCTCGAGCAAGACGCTTATATTGACTTTTCCGTTACCACAGGTAGCGGCACCGCAGGTTATGCTGGTGGCTCAGGTCAATTTGTTGTATCCAACACAATCCCCAATTTGCCCGGTCAACTTTACACCCCCCAAGCTGGTGTAGCTGCCGCAGCTCCTACAACTGCAAGTCCTCCCGCAGATACAGCTACTAACATCTATCGCGGTGTAATTATGTATTTGCCCCAAAATTGCCAGATTTTTGACTTCATTGTTGATATGCCCACAGCAATGTCAGGCATCACAGCAACTCCTACTGGGGTAAACCTGTATATTTCTAGCGGCATCACAGCAAACGGTGGTACTCCCACATATGCTTCTGTTGCTCTTGGAACAACAACCACTGGTACTGCAGGTCGTCAGACTGTGACTTATTCAGCCACTCAGTTGAACAACTTGTTGTCTACAACTTTAGACATTCAGAACCCACAAAACGGTACACAGCCCACATGGATCTCTCAGTTGGTGTTTACAGTTGGTATTGCTGCAGCATCTGGATTGACTGCTCCTACAGCAGGTCAATTTAATTTTGTTGTACGCTATGCACAACCTGATTTGAATATCGGTAGTACTACAACTTACCCCTACGGTAACTTCGATTAATTTCCTGGGGGCTTCGGCCCCCATCTTTGAATTTAAAGGAGATTAATTATGATGCAATATGACGTTAAGTCAGCGCATACCAACACATCTGCTGCGTTGGTTACCACTCGTTGCCGAGTAAAACAAATTACATTCAATAGCAACGGCACTGCTGGAACAATTATTCTTTATGATAATGCATCCGCAGCATCCGGTAACATTTTGTGGCAGTTTGATTTTGGCGCAAACGTAATAGCAATCCCTGTGCTGTTGCCCGGCGAGGGTTTACTTGCTTATAACGGTGTTTATGCTTCTTTAACCAATGCAAATTCTTGCACAATCTGTTATGGCTAAGTCACCCGCATGGCAACGCAAAGAAGGGAAGAATCCGAACGGAGGCTTAAACGCCAAGGGTCGGGCATCCGCAAAGAAGGAGGGGATGAATTTAAAGCCTCCCCAACCCGAGGGCGGCTCAAGGAAAAAATCCTTTTGCGCAAGAATGTCAGGGATGAAGGCCAAGTTGACGTCAGAAAAGACGGCAAAAGACCCGAATTCAAGGATTAACAAATCACTAAGAGCATGGAAGTGTTAAATGGACACGACGATGTGGAATGCAGTTCTCTCTTTGCTTGTCGCCTTGCTAGGCTGGGTGTTGCGAGAGAAATCAGCAGAATTGCAACGCGTAACTATTTTGCTAAATCGGACGAGGGAAGAGATGGCAAAAGAGTATGTGAGCAGAGCAGAAGCCCATGCCGATATAGGCAGAGTGCTGGATCGGCTGGACCGGTTGGAAGCAAAGATTGATAGATTGATGGAGGTCCAACATGCCCTCAACTAGCAAGAAGCAGCACAATTTCATGGAAGCAATTGCGCACAATGCGCAGTTTGCAAAGAAGGCTGGGGTACCCCAGTCAGTTGGTAAGGACTTTAGCGCCGCCGACAAGGGTAAAAAGTTTGGGAGCGGCGGAGTGTCCCGTCCGGATTTAGAAGGTGTTAACAAAGCCAAAACGAGACACGGCGCGATGGCTCTCTTTAAAGAAGGTGGACTTATGAAAAAGAAAATGGCTATGGGTGGCGGCGTTAAAGAAAAGAGCGGCCTGACCACAGAGAAAATGGGCGCAGTTCGCACTGGCGCTCCTAGCAAAGACGGTATTGCTGAACGCGGCAAAACCAAAGGCACAGAAGTCAAAATGAATGGCAGTACCGGCATGAAAAAAGGCGGTATGGCTATGAAGAAAATGAAGAAATAAGGAGAACTTTATGAAGATGGATCATCCCCCACTCATGAAAGAAGAGACCCCCAAGCACATGCATAATGTGCACCATGTGGAGAAACACCACAAGGCTGGAGGCCATGTTCATCACCATCATCATTATGGTCAGCACGCTGCTGGTCATATGAAAGAACACGAGAAAGTTGAAAAACTTTGCGGTGGCGGAATGGGTAAAAAATGAAAAAGAAAAAAATCTCTGGCGTTAGTCCAGCCCTTGTGCAAGCTATGATTGCGCGTAAAAACGCAGTAGCTCCTGCTGGTAATATGCCCGCAGAAGCACCAGCGGTTGGCCCCGCTGGAGGTCCACCTGCTGGGCCTATGCCCCAAGCTCAACCTGGTGCTGGTGGTCCACCCGCTATGCCCGGTATGAAAAAAGGTGGTTCAGCTCATTCCCGTGCAGATGGCATTGCTGAGCGAGGTCATACAAAGGGTACTTACCTATGATGGCAAGTCGTGGCATGGGTGACATCAGCCCGTCAAAAATGCCTGGTAAAAAGACTATACATCGCAAGGATAAACCCCAAGATGTAGATATGTATAAGCGCGGCGGTGAAGTGTGGGACACACCTAACCCTGCGAAGAAGCATAAGAAACTGAACCCAGCTAAAAAAGCCGCAGCGAAAGCCGCAGCTAAACGGGCAGGGAGACCCTACCCCAACCTAATTGATAACATGAGGATGTCAAAATGAGTTTATTAGCCAGACTAGAAGCCGAAGCCGAACACTTACTTTCAGTGCTTAAGCACATGGCAGACCACCAATTGAAGAATTTTGGTGGCGTTCAACCCCAAACACAGGCATTGCTAGACGATGTTAAAGCCCATGTGGACGCTACTGCCCCAGCACCAGAACCTGCCCCTGTGGTTGCTCCTGTTGTTGATACCCCTGCTCCTGTTGCCGCTCCTGTGGACGTTGCTTCTGCTTCTACGGTTGACGTGGTACCTGAGACACCAGCCGCAGCAACAGATACAACTGCACCAGCAGCCTAAAAAATGAGCTTAACACCCACGCCCGGTCAATATACCTCTGGTTCGTCTTCGTTCAATCTTCAACTGACAGAGTTGGTTGAGGAAGCATACGAGCGGGCTGGGCGTGAGTTACGCACAGGTTATGATTTGCGTACTGCAAGACGTAGCCTTAACATCATGTTTGCTGATTGGGCCAATAGAGGCATCAACATGTGGACGATTGAACCCGGGACAATCTCTTTGGTTCAGGGTCAAAACACTTACGCGCTTCCTAGCGATACGATTGATTTGCTTGAGCATGTGATTAGGACTGGGGCAAACGTTGCTTCGACCCAAGCAGATTTGACGATTACTCGTATCAGTGTTTCTACATACGCTACTATACCTAACAAGATTCAACAAGCTCGTCCAATTCAAGTTTGGATTCAAAGGTACGATGCTGCTTCAACCCCAACCGACGGCTTATTGGTGAATAATGGGGTATCAACTACCCCCGGAATTACTGCGACTGACACCACCATTCAGTTATCTGCAGTTGATATGCTCCCCGCATCTGGGTTTATCCAGCTTGACAACGAGATTATCAACTACAGCTATATAGTAGGGACTACCCTATACAACTGTTTTAGAGGCCAAGCCAATACAACAGCCGCAGCACATACGGCTGGTGCTGTTGCAGTTTGGGCTCAACTCCCAGCCATCACTGTTTGGCCTACTCCTGACAATGCTCAGCAATACACATTTGCCTACTGGAGACTGCGTAGAACTCAAGACGCATCCCAGTATGGTGGATTGGTCATGGACGTACCTTTTAGGTTTATTCCTTGTATGGCAGCAGGATTGGCTTACTACATTGCTCAAAAAATTCCAGAAGGTATGCCCCGTCTGCAAATGCTCAAATCTGAGTACAACGAGGCGTGGTCTTTGGCTAGCGATGAAGATCGAGAAAAAGCCGCCGTTAGATTTGTACCAAGACAACAGTATATTGGTGGGTCGTAATGGGTAATAGATTTGCATCAGGTAAATGGGCAATCGCTGAGTGTGATCGGTGTGCGCAAAGGTATCTGTTGAAAGAACTTAGACGCGAGATCATAAAAACAAAAAATTATGATCTGCTGGTTTGTCCTGAGTGTTGGGATCCTGACCATCCACAACTACAATTGGGTATGTACCCAGTTGATGATCCTCAAGGGTTGCGTAACCCAAGACCTGATCGCAGTTATGTGGTGTCTGGTACAAGCGGATTGCAGATTGATACGCAGGTTAATCCAAACGATACATCAATCCTGGGTACGGGTACGAATGAAGGCGGTAGTCGAATTTTCCAATGGGGATGGAATCCAGTTGGTGGGTCTCAACTTTTTGACCGGGCTTTGACTCCAAACAATCTCGCCTTGACCGTTTCATTGGGTACAGTTACAGTTGCTATTACTTAGGAGTAAATCATG